AACAGCAAAACCTGATGCTGTACGATACCCTCCAGCACCACCTCCACCTTGTAATCCACCAGCCCCGCCAGCAACAACCAAATATTCAACAGTCGATGGGGCAGGCCCACCAAAACTTCTTTGATTCATAAAAGTAGCTTGTAGTGCGCCACTCATGTCAATCCACTCCCTGAAATTAACCAAGTTGTTGAAGTCATTTTGATTGCTGTAGCTGAACCATATTGCGCCAAACTGCGTGAGCCAGTTGTGCCAGCGGAAGACAAATACATTGTGTCTGAAGTAATAGCGATTGTCACAACTTGAGTAGTCATGTTGACAAATGTGATTGCCGTTCCTAATGGATAAGCCACATTTGCATTTGAATCAATAGTAAATGTTCTCGCATTAGCATCAGTTGACGGATGGAAAATAACTTTTCCCGAATCTGCCAATACCGTTGTGTATGCTGCGCTTTTGCTATTAATTGGAATGTTTCTAAAACCAACAGCGTCAGTTCCATCAACTGTACAAGAAGACAGTGTGCCACTTGATGGTGTTCCTAATGCTCCACTAGGAGCAACATAATCAGTACCCGCACTAGCGGCAGAAATTGCCGTGCCGTCACCTTTTAAAACACCCGTAATGGATGTTGTGAGGGTGATGGCTGGTGTTGTTGTTGCGTTTGCAACTGTACCCGCAAAGCCGTTGGCAGATACTACGCTTGCGCTTGTTACTGTGCCAGTACCGCCAGCAGTAGAAGCTATGGTTTGATTAGGCCAAGTGCCTGTTATTGTTACGTTTGTACCAGCAACAAGGCTAGGTGTAGCAGTTCCACTACCTCCATTTGCTATTGGCAACAAGCCAGTAACACCTGTTGTTAGAGGCAAACCAGTTGCATTTGCAAGTGTTGAACTTGTCCATGTTGTGCCGTTAGAAATAAGCACATTGCCAGTAGTACCTGGTGAAACAAGTAGTACGCTACCTGTTGCATTGCCAAGCATGACGCTATTAGCAGTTATTGAGGTTAACCCTGTGCCACCTTGAGCAGGAGTAATGGGTGTAGAAACGCTAGTGATAGTAACGTTTGCTAGAGATAAATTCCCAATACTCGTTGTTGTGTTTCCCAAATAAACTGCTGTATTGCCAATTGTGATGGCAGTAGCAAAGTTACTGTCTAGTTGAGACAGTGGGATAGCAGCGGTTGCTGTACCAAATGTATACGGAACTGGCATTTTAGAACCTCACTCTCAATTCATGTTCAAACTCAATTGTGTTAATGGTAAATGCAGGGTTTGTGGATGTCATTGTCAAACCCAAATACTTACCATACTGTTGTGCATCTGACTTGTACAAGGCATACCCTGAACTTGTCAACCAGCCTATTGTCACCAAACTACTGTTCTGCCAAGGGATTGTTGCCCCTAAATAGTTGTACCAACTCACAGTGTTGCTCAACGTATAAACAGGACTAGACCCTTGCTCACTGTCTACTGTTATGTTGAATGTGCCACCTGTAGTAAGCGTTGCCTCTATACCAAATTTTAATGCTTGTTTGGTACGGATAGGGTCTTTCATAGGAGATAAAGAAGTCTGTATCTCTGAAGACACATTGGCAGTTGCGTCACCGTACAAGCGGAAAAGTGCAGTGTTTGTCACACCATACAAATTTATTAAGCCACCTACAGGAGCAGAAGACAAGTAACTTATTGCACCCTGACTGGTAATAAACCACTTCTTCTCAAAAAATACGCACTGTATAAACCTGTCTCCATCGGTGGTTTGAAAAGTAGGCAATAAATAAAAGTTAAAGGCGGCACACAAGATGTTGTTAAGTAACGCTTGACCCGCAGTCACAGGCTTAGTGAAGTCTATAAACGGGAAAATACCGTCTAGCTGGTCAGAAATCTTGCTTGTTGTTGAACCTACAAGGGCAAACACCCCATAGTTATTCATAAACAATACTGAGCGGAAATATGGAAAAACAGCGTATTTCAGCTTGCTACCAACAGAGGCAGATACGTTTGTGTTTGTGAACAGGGTATCCCCTGTATTTGTAATCCGCACATCTGAAAAGACGTTAATACTGTCTTCACCAAAAATGTAAAGAAAGTTGTTGGCAGACACCATATGTTGAATATTGCCACGCAAGGTAGAGTCGGCAATAACTTCAGAACCAGCAGAAACAGATGTGAAATCAGTAGGACTGGTAGCAGAAGAAAAAGTTACTGTACGACCTGTAGAAATCCAAACACGACCAGAAAAGGTAGCAACGCTAGATATTTCATCTAGGTTAGGTACACCTATCACAGTGGCATTTGCGTTTCCTGTCGGAGTAGGAGGAGCCGCTATCGTGACGGAAGGAACACTTGTGAAGTTATCTCCCACATTCGTCATGATGACTTCAGTAACAGCATTGCCAAACACAATAGCAGTAGCAGCGGCATTAGCACCACCTCCACCCGTGATGGTTACAGCGGGAGGGGACGTTGGGTTATAACCAGAACCACCATTGGTAACTTGTACATACAGCGCACCTTTAGTGAAACTTAAAAGTTGGGCAATGGCGCTTGCGTTGCTACCACCGCCTCCTGAAATAGTTACTGTAGGAGCCGCTGTGTATCCACTGCCACCTTCTAATATTTGAATAGAAGAAACAGCATTTGCTGTAATTGTTGCTTCTGCTGTTGCTTGTGTACCATTTGCCTGGTTTGGTGAAGAGATGGTTACTGCTGGCGCAGAGGTATAACCTGAACCCCTAGCAGTTATACCTACCCTACCTACACCACCAATGTTAAGTAAACTAGTGCCATCCCAAGAAAATAGTCCTTTGTTGGGGTCACCTATAAATACCTCTTCATTCTTCCACTGGGCTGTAGATACATTGGCAGAAGAGAAAGTGCCTGTTACACCAACATTGCCTACAGTGCCTGTATTTATAACTACGTATTGCCCTCTACCATCTTGTTCAAAAGCTAATAAATAGTCAAATAAACCAAGATTGGTATTTGTAAGGGTTGTTACTGTATTTCCAAAAGAAATAGCGTTATTACCGCCATCTTTTACTGTTACTTGAGCGGGAACAATCTTAATGTTGCCAAAACCAATAGGCATGGCATTCTCAATCCAAGAGAATTCCTCGTCATCAATAGCTGTCCTGTTGGACTTGGTATTTAAGCCCTTAAAGTTCTTATAGACAGCATACGATTTTTTTTGCTCTGCTGCTGCCATGATTAGAAAGTAGAGTAGGGGTCAGGGATTCTGCGGGTGTACACAGAGTTCAAAACAGCTTGGATTTGTTTTGCATACTCTTGCTTATATATCTCAGCTTCTCCGTAACTTTGTTCCTTGTACTTGGCTTTATAAGCCGCATAGAAAGCTACAGGCGTAGTGTAGGGGTCTTGTATTTGGTCATTTGCGTTAGGGTTGGTGGATAACAAAGCTGTAGGCAAGATGGTGGAGTCAATCTCGACAACATACGCTTGGTCAGGCACAGGCCCTATGTAAATGGTGTTTTGTCCGTAGACAGAAAAACAAACAGGTCTGCCTACATAGTTCTGCCAGTAACGTAACTGGGCATTGAAGTTTGACCAAGGCAGATACCGCAGAGGAATACGACTATTACCCCAATAAACATTGACGTTCAGGATGTCTAGAGTTGTTCCAGTAGCAATAGTGGCATAGGGAATGATTTCCGCAGGGCCAGAATATTGCAAAGTAGCTGTGCCATCTGTAAATGGGGTAGAAGGCGGGAATGTATATCCAGCAGCAGGATAAGGTGGGGGTGTAGTGCTTAGAACACCGCTAGTTACAACTTGATATATAAATACGTTGTTAAACAAGAACTGACCAGCGGTAACAGTAGCACCCGCAGTCCACACGGTTGCGGGTACGCCTGTACTAGAAATTGGGGTGGCAGTTATTTGCAGGGTGCGTAAACACCCAGTATCCCTGGCTACTCGCTCACGGGCATCATTGATGTAGTCCGTCAGCTCCTGAGTAGACCAGAATACAGAGTTTGCATCATGCAGTAGACGCTGTACTTCCGTGATGTAGGAAGAGAGAGTTGCCATGTTACCTTCATGTTAAGCAACCCTCTGATTGACTTTTCCCCCAACGGATTTTTCAATCCGTAAGGGTACTACGCCAACCGCCGAGGGTAACGAGCGGTTCTTTACTGGAGGTTCTGAAGAAATATCTACTTTCTTCAAAGTCTCCATTGCTTCTTCAAGTTCGCTGTGAAGACGTATCATGCCCAACTGGACTAGATACTTCTCCTTGTCCTCATCTCCGTAACCAACCATGTGTCTAGCAGCAGGTACAGTAAGCTCTACTGTCTTGCCGACAGGAAAATCATAGCCAACATAGTTGTACTCAGCGTACAGGTCTTTGTTGGTGTTGTTGGTTACATAAACGAGTTCTGTCATAGAGACACAACGTCACCGTACACGTGTATTTCAACAGTGTTGTTTGCCGCAGCCGCCGTGTTAACGCACAAGAACAAAGAACCAGAGTAGATTGTTGTGGCGGTGTTTGTGTCGGTGCCCATAGTTGAGATACTTGAGCCGGTGTCAAATTCCCCAGTGCTTTATCAAATGCCTCCTGATATTGAGTAAAAGTAACTCCAGGACGAGATAGACCCTTAGCAAGTAGAC